ATGGTCGATGGTGTCGACCGCCTGGCCGAGCAGCGCCGCGCCCTCGGCATCTAACCACTCACCACCGATCACCGGCCTCGGGCCCGTAATCGACCTTCGCTACCCACTGGAACGACCACCATGAAGAAGCCCATCCCCACCACCGCGCTCAACACTGTCAGCGTCCAGCTGGATACGCCCCTCGTGCGCGGCGAGCAGACCATTCACACCCTGATCTTGCGCCGCCCCAAGTCCGGGGAGCTGTTCGGCGTCAACCTGTCCGAGCTGGTGCAGCTCAACGTCGGTGCGCTGGTGAAGGTGCTGCCGCGCATCACCGAGCCCACCTTGACCACCCACGACGTGCAGAACCTGGAGCTACCGGACCTGCTCAGTCTTGGCAGCGAGATCGTCGGTTTTTTGCTGCCGTCGGAAGCGAAAGCCTCCCTCTCCATGTAGAGGACTACATGGCCGACCTCGCGGTGGTGTTCCATTGGCCGCCCACCGCGACGGCCGAGCTGGACTTGGACGAATTGATTGCGTGGCGCGAACGCGCGCGCCTTCGCAGCGGAGCGGAGTAATCGGGTGGATCTGAAGCTACAAGTCCTGCTGCAGATGCTGGACAAGGCCAGTGCGCCGCTCAAGCGTCTGCAAGGTGCCTCCAAAGCCACGGGCGATGCACTGCGCAAGACCCGCGACGCGCTTCGTCAGCTCGACCAGGTGCAGAAGCAGGTCGGCGAATTCCGCACGCTCAAACAGGGCTCGCTGGCGACGTCGCAACGTCTCAAGGCGGTCAACGCGCAGATCCAACAGACCGTCAAAGCCATGCGCGCCTGCGGCGTGCCGACCGAAACCATGGCCCGGCGCTTCGACGAGCTGACCAAGCGGGCCGAGGCGCTCAAGGTGCAGGAGGCGGCGCAGGTGCAGAAACTGCAGCAGCTGCGTGGCCAGCTCGGTGCCGCCGGCGTCAGTACGCGCCATCTCAGTGCGGAAGAACGGCGCCTGCGCGGCGAAACCCAGGCCGCCAATGCCAGCCTCAAGCAGCAGACCGACCATTTGCGCGCACAGTCGGTCCACGCACAACGCCTCGACACGATGCGGACGCGCCTGGGCCGCGGCCAAGCGTTGGCTGCGAATCTGTCGATCGCCGGCTACGGGGCCATGCAAACCGGTCGACATCTGCTGGACGGCATCCACCCATCGATCGCCGAGGCCAAGGCGTTTCAGGCACAGGAAGCCCAGTTGCGCTCGCAGGGCATCGGCGATGCCGCGGTGGCCGATGCGATCCAGTTCGCCAAGGGCATGGACATCATGGGCAGCAGCGCGACGGACAACCTGCGCATGCTGAAAGAGGCCTACACCGTCTTGCGCGACATGCACGAAGCGGAGGAGGTCACGCCGTTCCTGGCCAAGATGAAATTTGGGATCGAAACCGTCATGGCCCAAGGCGGTCACGGCGAAGGCCATGGCGCCCAGGCGGAAACGATGTTCGCGGATCTGCTCAAGACCGCCGAGCTGCGCGGTGCCGCGAAGAGCCCGGAATCGTTGAAGCGGGTGATCAACTTCGCCACCCAGGCGTACGTGGCCTCCGGCGGCATGATCACCTCCGAAGATATGCTGCAGATGATTAAGACCGGCGGTGTGGCGGCCAAGCAGCTCGATGACCAGTCGTTCTTCTTCGGCCTGCTGCACACCATGCAGGAAATGGGCGGCTTCCGCACTGGCACGGGCCTGGCCACCGCCTACCAAAACTGGGCGGCGGGGCGTACGACGCAGCAGTCCGCCGAGGAGCTCTCGAAACTGGGGCTCATCAACCCGGAGGCGGTGAAGTACGGCAAGACCGGGCACATTACCAAGCTGCTGCCCGGGGCCCTGAAGGATATCGAGCTCTATGAGAGCAACCCATTCCAGTACCTGATGGACAAGGTTATTCCGGCGATCAACCCGGACGGAAAGCTCGGCGACAAGCAGGTGGTCAGCAAGATCAACGCGCTGTTCTCCGGCCGCAAGGGCGGGGACCTGTTCGCGTCGATGTATCTGGAGCGGGCAAACATTGCCAAGCACCTCGCCGCGGCGCCGAAGGCGTTCGGTGTGGATGCCCTCTACGACGAGGCTGGCCGCACCGCGGCGGGACAGGAGGCCACGCTGCAAGCGCGCAAGGCGGACCTCTATCGCGAGCTGGGTACCCAGTTGCTGCCGCTCTATGTCGGCGCGCTTGAGAAGCTGGTGAGCGTGCTGCGTTCGTTGTCGGGTTTCGCTGCACGCCATCCAATGCTGGCTAAAGGGCTCACGCTGGTCGCCGGCAGCGCGGGTCTGCTGATGGCGGCGGTGGGCGGCCTGATGATCGCGCTCGGCGGCTTGGTCGGGCAGTTCGCGCTGCTGCGCTTTGCCGTGAGCCGTGCTGGGCTGGGCTTGTTGGCTGGCGGCGGTGCGTCGGGCGGCGGTTTGTTCGCGCGGCTGGGTGCGCTGGGACGCAGCGTGTTTCCCGCCATCGCGGGCGGTGCTCGCGCAGCCATGCTCGCCATCACTGGCGTCAGCCTCCCCGTACTGGCGTTGGTCGCCGCCCTGACCGTTGCCGCGATGGTCATCTGGAAGTACTGGGAGCCCATCAAGGCGTTCTTCGTGGGCATGGGCCAGGGCATCGCTGACGTGATGCGGCCGGCCATCGCTGGCCTTGGCCAGGCACTCGCACCGCTGCAACCGGCATTGGCGTGGCTCGCTGAGGGACTGGGCGCTGCTTGGCACTGGCTGACGGCGCTTTTTGAACCGCTGCATGCCACGTCCGCGCAATTGGCCGCAGCCCAAGCGAACGGGGTGAGTTTCGGCCAGGCCGTCGGTTATGTACTGGCGGGCGTGGTGACTGCCGTGACGTGGGTGGTGCAGGCCTTTACGTGGCTTGGCGCCGCCATCGGCGAAGGCATCGGCTGGATCGTGGTCCACGGCAGCCAAGCCGCCGAATGGCTGCAGGCGAAATGGAGCGAAGTCATCGGGTTTATGGCCGGCGTTGGCGAGGCCATCAAGCAGCCCTTCGTCGTCGCGTTCCAATGGATCGCCGACAAGATCGACTGGATCGTTGCCAAGTGGCAGGGCCTCAAGAACAGCCTGCGCGTCAGCGGCGACGAGAGCCCGGCCGCAAAGCGCAACTGGGGCTGGAACGACGGCGCCGTGCCGCCGTCACGCTTCGCCATCGACAGCCCACCGCTGCGTGCGGGCGCCGGGACGTCGAGCACGCAGAACAGCTACGACGTGAAGGTGTATGCGGCGCCGGGCAGCGATCCTCGCTCGGTCGCGCGCGAAGTGTCTGCCGAACTGGATCGGCGCGAGCGGGCCAAGGCCGCGGCGCAGCGATCCCTGCTTTCCGATCACGATTAAGGAGCCACCATGCTGATGGCGCTGGGCCAGTTTGTGTTTCAGATCTCGGATATCTCGTATAGCGAACTTCGGCGATCGACGGCCTGGCGCCACAGCGCCAATAGCCGCGTGGGTGCGCGCCCTGCGTTGCAACCGGTGGGCCCGGGGGATGACGACATCACCCTTACCGGCATCCTGGTGCCGGAGGTGGCCGGGCGGCTTTCCAGCTTGGCGATGCTGCGCGCCATGGGCGACCGTTGCGATGCTTACGCCATGGTCGACGGCGCCGGCCGCGTCATGGGCGCATGGGTGATCACCCATCTGGAAGAAAACGGCTCCGCCTTCACGACCGAAGGTGTTGCGCGCCGGACCGAGTTCTCGCTTCAGCTCAAGCGCGCCGAAGACCACCAGGTATCGAGCGCACCGCCAGGCGATCCGGTGAGCACCGAGGACGACGGCAGTCGCATGCGGGGCTACGCATGAGCGATGACGTACCGAAGGCCATCTGGCGTGTGACCTTGGACGGCATGGATCTGACGGATCGGATCAAGCCGCGGCTGATGGACCTTCGGATCACCAGCTGCCGCGGTGATGCCGCCGATCAGCTGGATCTGCGGTTGGACGATGCCGATGGCAAATTGGCCATTCCGCCCCGTGGCGCGGTGCTGCGCGTTTGGCTGGGCTGGGATGGCGAAGGGCTGACAGATCTGGGCACGTTTACGGTGGATGAGGTAGAGCACTCCGGCTCGCCGGATCAACTCTTCCTTCGCGGTCGAAGCGTGCAGATGAAGGCCGCTATCCGTCAGCTACGGGAACAGAGTTACAGCGGCATGACGGTGGGAGCCATCGTCGAACGGTTGGCCGGCCGTAACAGCCTGGTGCCGCGCTGCCACGCCTCGCTCGCAACGCTTGTCGTCGATCACATCGACCAGACCAACGAGAGCGACCTAAATTTTCTCACGCGGCTGGGAAGGAAGTACGACGCGGTTGCTACGATCAAGGCGGAAGCGCTTCTTTTCTCGCCGATCGGGAAGGGGCAAACGCCGAGCGGAAAGTTGCTACCGACGGTGACCATTCGGCGATCGTCCGGGGACGAGCATCGCTGGCATGAAGCGGACCGCGGCGCCTATGGGGGCGTTCGCGCGATGTACGACAGCAGCGCTACCGGCGAAACGGCTTCCGTCCTCGCGGGCAAGGACAACGGCCAAGGTGTGAAGACGTTGCGCCATGTGTACGCGACGAAGGCGAACGCGACGCGTGCGGCGCGAAGTGAGCAGCAGAAGATGGAGCGCGGGGCGTCATCGTTCGAGATGTGGATCGCCCGCGGCCGGCCGGATATCTATCCCGAAATGACGGTAAACGTTAGCGGGTTCAAGCCGCAGATCGACAGCGCAGAGTGGATCGTGGTGAAGATCGAGCATATGCTCGCGGAGCAGGGGCTGGTTTCGCGTATTGCGCTTGAGCATAAACGGAACGACGAAAGCGATACACGATAGGCCGATTGCAATTTCCAGGCTTAGCTTCAGTGGAAGCGTTCCTGTCATCGCTTATCGTTCTCTCGCCAGTGCCCATGTGCCGGCAGGAAGCCTCTCAATGAGGCCACGGCCCTCCAGGCGATGTAGGTACATGTAGGCTGTTTTCTGGCCTATTTGCACAAGCTTAGAGAGCAGATCGGTATCCGCTTCCCCTAGCAGGCTTATCGCGTTTAGTAAGCGCGCCTCGAGTAACGAGCGTAGTTCGTGATCGACTGATCTGCTCGGAACCCACTCGACTGCTTCGGCGGCCTTCTCCATATCCTTAAGTGTTGCTTCGATGCGACGGAACTGCTCGTCGACTTGTACGTCGCGCATAACAGCTTTTGTCTCGCTTTCTGGTTTTGGCTTAAGCGACAACCGAACCTCGGCATCACCAAAATTTGTGATTTCGGTGCCTTTTGGCTCGACTGTTTGGTTGTCTTTCGGCAAGGAAGAGCTGTGGGCAGTATTTGCTTTCAGCTCCAGCAGTTGCTCGGTTAACCGACTCACTTGGTCTTGGAAGTTGCCGGCCGGATTTTTCAGCTCCATATAGTTCTTTTCGTCCGCGAAATCGCTCGGTGCATAGAGCACGTCGGCCTTCGCAAACAGGGTGCCGAAGAACAACAAGATAAGGAGCACGGGGAATCCCATGACGAACCAGACAAAGATCGACTGGATCGCTGGCGGGACTACGCCGAGCACAATCGTTCCGGCCACCTCAGCCAGCGCGGCGAAAATAGCAATGATGGTCAGCGGATTGCCGACTTTGCGAATGTTCTCAACCATGTTGCCCCCTGATCCCTTAGAGCGTTCGCGTCGAACGACGGCGAGGCTTGTTGCTCCGATCATTTCTTACGTGATGACACCCACTCAGCGTACTCCGGCACGGTGCGGGCAAACTGCATCTCAAGCCAAACGGTGTTATCGGAACTGTTAGTGGCGCTCCAATGGCGCAGAAAGGCCACCATGCGACGCACGCGTTCGTCGTCGCCAGCCGCGTCGTTAGCGGCGGCCGCCGTGTCTCCCGCAGGCTGCATCGCGCCGAGGCCGAGAAGGAGCCAGTCCAAACTGACGCCCTTGCGTTTTGCGAGGATCACGCATTCCTCGTAAGGCACCTTATTCCGGGTTCGCCAGCCGGAGACCGTGCTGGTCCCATGGCCGAAATACGCGCCCAAGGCGATATCAGTCCTGACATCAGCGACCTGCTGCATGCGGTCGATGATCGGCCCGGCGTTCAGATCGGCCACGATTTTCCCCTCACCCTGCGTAATTTCTTCATGTCGCGTATTGCAATCACGCAATTTGCGTGTATTCTGCGAAATGTGTGACACATCCGGGCCATCGTAACCCATGCCGAGCATGCGCAAATCCTCTGTCAG